CCTGCCTCAGATAAAAAACTTGTATATTTCCAAACACTTCATTCTTTTGCTTTTAATATATTAAATCTAAAAGAAGAAGATGTCATGCAGCCATATCATTATGAAAACTTTGGAAAGAAATTAAATGTAAGAGTAAAGTATTATGACAGGTATAACAAAGAAGAGTCACATTTTTTAACTTGTGATAATCCATACTTTCAATTGATACATAGATCAATAAACAGATGCGTTGATGTGCGAGATGAATTTGATCGTGGTGAACATAACTCAAAAGAAGTTGATTGGTCCATGTTAGAACACATAGATCAAAACTATTCTGAGTATAAAAAGAAAAAGAAACTAATTGATTTTAATGACATGATAAAGATGTTGTTAGAAAAAGAAAACAAAATACCTGAGTTTGATGTTGTATTTATTGATGAAGCACAGGACTTATCACCACTGCAATGGAAACTATATGATATATTAAAACAAAAAAGCAAAGACATATATCTTGCAGGTGATGATGACCAAGCAATATTTGCCTGGGCAGGAGCTGATGTAAACAGATTTATAAATGAACCAGCAAAAGAAAAGATACTGAAGTATTCAAAAAGAATATCTAAGTCAGTTCAAGAACAATCACAAATGTGTGTAGAAAATATTTTAGGTGATAGAAAAATAAAAAATTATTATCCAAGAAATTTTGAAGGTTTGTGTGAAGAGATAGCAAACCTAGATCAAGTTGATTTATCAAAAGGTAAATGGTTAATACTAACAAGAACTGTATCCAGGTTATTAAAAATAGAAGATGAACTAAGAAAAAAGAATATTTATTTTGAAAGTAACAGAGGTAAGAGTATAAAAGTAAGACTGTACAAAGCTGTAAAAAACTATATGTTTGCACAACAAGGAAATAAATTAGAAGAGAAAGATTTAAAAGAACTAAAAGAATTTATGGGAGAAGAAATAGATTATAAAAAAGATTGGTACGAAGCTTTTAAGAATACTGAACAAGAAGATAAAGATTACTTGCTTAGTTTATTAGATGCTAAAGAAGATTTGGATCAGGCTCCAAGGATCTGGATATCTACTATACACGCTATAAAAGGTGGAGAAGAAGATAATGTAATACTGTGTTTAGATCTAGGAGATAAAATATTGAAAGCAATAAAGAAAAGCCAAGACAAAGAAGATGAAGAGCATAGAGTTTGGTATGTTGGAGTAACTCGTGCAAAGAATAATCTATATAAATTAAAAGCAAGAATTCAAAGAAAAGGATACAAATTATAATGAATTTATACCATGAGTATAAACCGATCGGGATAGAGATAAGTTCAACGGCAAGTGGTAGTGTCGTGGTTGGTCACCACGTTAATACGGTGTCTCGAATCCCACATCTAATCATCAATCACGCCGTATTAACACCTACCACATATAAAGGAGGTAAATATATATGACAGATAATAAAATATTCGAAAGCGTCTTCCCACAAGATAAGCAAATTGGGGGATCTCATTACAAAAATTTTGCGATACAACCTTACGAATTTATTTCAAAAAATAATTTATCTTTTTTCCAGGGCAACGTGGTGAAATATGTTTGTAGATATTTGGAGAAAGATAAAATAAAAGACTTAGAAAAGATAATTCACTATTGTGAATTAGAAATTAAAAAGTTAAAAGATACAAAATGAAAGCAGTTTCAATTTTATTATTCTTAACATTAATGTCTGTAATTTATTTTTACAGTTGGATGATATTCATACAAAAATTATTTATATGAAAAAAATAACCTTTAAAAGGTGGAGTAAACTTTTAGATAAGTTTGTAGATGTATTAGGTAAAGAGACAGATACATTGTGTTGTTTAGTTTGTAATCAAATTAAGAATCAAAAATTTTTTCATCTATGCATGAAAGATAACTTTAATAATTATAGAATCAGAACTACATGCGCAGAGTGTTACAACAGAGATAGAAATTTAAGAAGACAAATGGATATGCTTTATGAAAAACCTGAAGTATGTGATATATGCGAAAAGGTAAAAGAATTATTTCCAGATCATAGTCACAAAACTAATACACATAGAGGTTGGTTATGTAGAGGATGTAACACAGCTATAGGTCAACTAGGTGATACAAAAGAATCCCTAGAAAAAGCAATTCAATACTTAATTAAAAGAGATACATAATGAGTAATGTTAAATTAGATAGTTCTAAAGATTCTGCAAAGATAGGTACAATACATGAGAACTTAGCTGTCAATCAGTTTTTAAAAAAGAAATGTTTTGTATTTAAAAACGTTTGTCAACACGGGCCAATAGATATTGTTGTACTACATCCAAATGGAGAAATAGAATTATTAGATGTTAAGAAACGTTCATTGAGAAAAAGAGATAACTTACCTATACATCGTTCTTTATCCGAACTACAAAAAAAATTAAATGTAAAATTGTTTTACATTGATGACACTAACGAAGGACACTATCACCCACCGAAAGGATTAAAATGATATTACCACAAACCGAATGGTTACAACCAAAAGAATTTCCAGACTTAAGTAAATACAATGAGATAGCGATCGACTTAGAAACAAGAGATCCTGAATTAAAGAAAAGAGGTTCAGGCTCTGTTGTAGGTTTAGGTGAGATCGTAGGGTTTGCTGTAGCTGTAGAAGGTTGGAAAGGTTATTATCCAATTGCACATGAGACAGGTCCAAACATGGATAGAGATAAAGTTATCAAATGGTTTACAGATGTTTGTGCTTTACCTGCTACAAAAATATTTCACAACGCTATGTATGACGTATGTTGGATACGTAAATTAGGTATAAAAATCAATGGTTTAGTGTTAGATACAATGATTGCTGCATCTTTGATTGACGAGAATAGATACTCATACACTTTGAATACTTTGTCTTGGGCATATTTAAAAAAAGGAAAGAACGAAGCAAAGTTAGTTGAAGCTGCTAAGTCAAGAGGATTAGATCCAAAAGCAGATATGTGGAGACTACCACCTATGGAAGTTGGTGAGTATGCAGAAAAAGATGCTGAACTAACTTTAGAACTTTGGCAGTTGTTTAAAAAAATTATTCAAGAACAAAATTTAAAAAATATATTTGATTTAGAAACTAATCTTTTTCCTTGTCTGGTCGATATGCGATTTCTCGGTGTGAGAGTGGACGTTGATAAAGCTCATGAATTGAAACAGCAATTAGCGTTACAAGAAGAAATATTACTGCACAACATAAAAAAAGAAAGTAACATAGATATTCAAATATGGGCAGCAGCAAGCATTGCCAAAGTTTTTGACAGCCTAAATTTATCTTATGAATTAACTTCGAAAACAAAAGCACCATCCTTTACAAAAAATTTTATTACTAATCATTCTCATCCTGTAGTACAATTAATAGCAGAAGCTAGAAAAATAAACAAGGTTAGAACTACGTTTATTGATACCATTATTGAACATGAACATTGTGGTAGAATACATGCAGATATAAATCAAATTAGATCTGATGATGGTGGTACAGTTACAGGTAGGTTTAGTTATTCAAATCCAAACTTACAACAGATTCCTGCAAGAGATCCAGTAACAGGACCAATGATAAGATCATTATTTATTCCAGATGATAAGTGCAAGTGGGGTTGTTTTGATTACTCGCAACAGGAACCAAGGTTAGTTGCACACTATGCTTTAAAATTAGAATTACCTTCTGTAAATACAATTGCAGATTCATACGATAATGATCCATCAACAGACTTTCACAAAATAGTTGCGGACATGGCAGAGATACCAAGATCACAAGCTAAAGTAATTAATCTTGGATTATTCTATGGTATGGGTAAAGCTAAACTTCAGGCAGAGTTAGGTGTATCAAAAGAAAAAGCAGAAGAACTATTTACTAAGTATCACAACAAAGTTCCTTTTGTAAAACAACTAATGAACAAAGCTATGAAAGCTGCGGAGAGTAAAGGTGAAGTAAAAACTTTATTAGATAGACGTTGTAGGTTTCCAAAGTATGAACCTATTCTAAAAGGTAGTGATTGGGGTACATTTGTACCTGCAGAGGATCACGAAAGAATGTTAGAATTACAGAAAATGGGTCCAACATTATTAGATGAAGATGGTAATGATACAGGTAAAAAAAACTATTGGCATGAAAATTCAACAAGAAGAGCTTTTACATACAAAGCTTTAAACAAACTAATACAAGGTTCAGCTGCTGACATGACTAAAAAAGCAATGGTTGAATTATACAAAGAAGGAATACTATCCCACATACAGGTACATGATGAATTAGATTTTTCAGTTGAATCCGATTCTCATGCTGATAAAATAAAAGACATTATGGAGCATGCAGTAGATCTTGAAGTTCCAAACAAAGTAGATTATGAATCAGGACCTAGTTGGGGTGAAATAAAATGAGGATTATTTATGGCTTATTTAAATGCAAACGTACCACCTATCTATTGCAAGATAAGAAGGGAGTATCTCTATGATCTTAAAAAACATAAAGGAGAGTCTGTTGACTGTGTTGTCTTTGGTATTAGTTCTATTTCAGGGCGTGCAATATTGTTTCACTGTATGTTACCGAACGGTGCGGTCTTTTATAGACTACCAATTAGTGCGTTTTTTCAAAAAGAATTCGAACGACATCAAGTGCCAGATATGCGAGTGGATGAGTTACAATTGTGGAATTGTTTTAGCTATTATCCTAGCGTGCATTGTTTTGATTGGTTGGCTGGTATAAATGGTAAATTTATGGGAAAAGATAAAAAATTCCATAAAGGTGAGTATCTTTTTACTATTGACTGGGCGCATCCAGAGACTAATATATTAAACACGGAACATTCTGAAATACCGCAAGAGCATAAGTGTGCTCACATACTTGCTTTGAAGAATGGCAATTATGCAGCGCAGCCAAACAATAGAATAATTTGGCATGTTAACAGCTACACAACAGAGAATAATTGGCCTGACTATAAGGTTCAAAATACTTACTGGGATGTAGAGGGAGACGATTGGGTAACGGAAGATTCAGATAAAATGTTCTATGATATAGAGGAGAAAAAATGAGTCTAAACATATGTATTGATTGTGGGTTTGAAAAAAAGAGATGTCAGTGTATAATCGCTGAACCTTTATTACTAACGGAGGAAACTATGGCTAGAAAAATAATAAAATGGGTATGGACAATAGTCTGTTGGCCATTTAAAAAAGTCAAACAATGGATTTGGGAATAATCAATTATGGAGATAGCCAGGATGAATTATTACTTTACAGGTTTACTAATTGTAATGTTAACTCTCCTGGCTTTCTGCGGA